CTGGTTTAAATCGTATATTAGGCAACAATATCTAATAAAAGAAATTCCTAAAGCGATAGAAAAAGTTAAGAAAGATATTGAAGAATTAAAAGAGGATATGAAAGAAAAAAATGGTAACAAAGTGGAGTAAAAGTTTCACAATACACAGGACAGGCTGTAACAAATGTAGTGGCACAGGGTGGCAACTGTTAAGTAACCAAGAGCCTGTTTGGTGTGATTGTCGTCCAAAGAAACTTAGATTTAAAGATGAACAAACTAAAGAACGCAACAAATTAACACCTAAAATGCGTGTTGCCGTTTTAGAGAGAGACAGATGGACATGTCGCATGTGTGGTCATGGCACAGCATACTCTAACAATTACGTTGAAGGGACAGAATTAGAAGTTGACCACATACACCCTGTATCAGATAAAGGTCGAACAACCCCAGACAATCTGCAAACTTTATGCAAAACGTGCAACAGAGGCAAAGGATCGCAAAACATCAAACCTGATGTGCGAACTATTTGACAATTAGTTAACAATATTATAAAATTATATTTACCTAAGAAGGAGGTAATCTGAATGGTCGAAACTACAAGGATGTCAGAGAGAGATTTTATCTTAATGATTCAGTACGCTATGGAGAAAGATTCTATAACAGAGATAGCAAGGAAACTAAACTTTTCTAGGAATACTATTTACAAGAAGTTTAGTCAATATAATATTCCTTTCTTGCCTAGTCAAAGAAACGTAGAGTCTATGGCTACTTTAAGTCCAGAATTAGCAAGTATACAGTTTGATATGAAGACTTTGACAGAACTAGAGATATCTTTGCAAGGTACTAGAGATAAGTTTGAAGAAACTTTAACTAAGTTACAACTTGCAAAAGATACTATTGTTAGTCAGAGTTTGTCTAGTGCAAGGTAGTATACGATCAATACCTAGAGAAATTGCTCTTGAATGGGTACTACATAAACACTACGCTAAACGCATACCTTCTATAACCCATTCGTTTGGGTATTTTGAACAAAGTGTTTTACAAGGTGTAGTCACCTATGGTATTCCACCTAGTCCCAGTTTATGTATAGGACTTTGTGGAGAGGAATATAGATATATTGTTTATGAATTAAACAGATTATCTATATTGGAAGACCATGACAAAAACTTAGCAAGTTATTTGGTATCAAATAGTATGAAGTTAATGCCAAAACCTAGCATTATAGTTAGTTATGCAGATACTAGCATGGGTCATGTTGGATATGTGTATCAAGCTACTAACTTTATATATACAGGGTTGTCGGCAAAACGTAAAGAGTGGAGAGAGATAGGATTGAATACGCATAGTAAGTCTGTAGTAGAAATGTACAGCTTAGAAGAAAGGTTGAATAATCCTACTAGGTTTGAACATGTGCCTAGACCACAAAAACATAGGTACATATATTTTTTAGGAAATAAAAGGGAAGTTAAGGAGTTCAAAAAAAAATTAAATTATGATGTTATGCCTTATCCAAAAGGAGAAAGCCATAGATACGAAAACGATACAGTAGTATCTCAACAGATGGCATTGATTTAGTGGTCTGTGGTGTGTCCACACCACTAATAAAATAAGAGGGATTGCGTATACAATACAATCCCCCTTACCAAAGGAGGCAAACACATTGTAAACAAAATGTGTCGCTATGAAATTAATTATAGTATACACATTCATCCTTACAAATTGCAATTTTTCTAATGTTTTGTATTGGTAAGTGTTTAGCTAGGGGTTGACAAGTTAACACTATTGTGATATAATAATGTCAGGATTCAAAAATTTAATCTGTTTGCTTAGGAGGCATAACATGAATAGAAAAGAAGAAATTTTTACCAAAGATGCTAAACGTTTGTATGGAATAAGTCCTTATTCTGTGAGAAATTATTCCAATTTCAAGGATGGCTCTATGACTAGAGTATTTGAATGGTTTACAGAATCATGGCACTTTGACCATAAAAGAAAAGAACTTATAGAAATAGTAGAGGTTGATTCAGTATTTGCCGATAGAGGAGTATTGGCAACCTTGAAAGGTCTTGCTAAAGAAAATGAAGAAGTAGCAAATGGTTACGAAGATGCAGGATTTACTTCAATAGCTTTGGTCAGACGATTGTATGAAGAACCTGCAGGAGAGTTTGAAGAAGACAGAGACTACATATACTTTGACCTAGAAGGTAACCCAGAAAGTGAATTGTTTACCATCCCTAAAGATTTTCTTAAAGAAATTGAAGAGAACAAAGAATGGTTAGGTAAAGTAGGCGTAGGAAAATCAACAGAGCGATATACCCATTTGACCTATTGGAGTTAATTAAGTAGCGGGTTGGGTTGTGTTCTTGAATCCTGAGCATAGCCCAACTCCATAAAACAGGAGGGCAGAATGAGCCACGAAGGTAACGACACATTGATGGAACAACTTAGAGAAGAATTAGCCGATCCACGCATACGCGTAAGGATTAAGGTTGGTACTAATTCTAAACATGAACCTCAATGGGAAAATTCTATTGAAGTTATTGATGTACTTAGCAATTGTGACGAAGTAGTTACATTAGTACAAGAAAAATCTGATTTAATTTCAGATTATTTACACAGACGATACGACCTACAAGGAGGAGCGTAATGCCTAAATTTAATTTAGACGATTATGAAATGGTTAAGGATAGGATTCCATTGTTTTTTGCAGAATATCCTGACGGCAGAATTAATACAGAAATAATTTCTGAATCAGCTAATGGCGTAACTATAAAGGCTTACTTATATAAGAGTCTTGAAGAACAAGTTTCTTGTGCTCCTGTTAGTACAGGTATTGCAAGAGAGGTGCCAGGTGGGTTTATTGATAAGTATTATGAGAACTGCGAAACATCATCTATTGGCAGAGCACTTGCTAATATAAATTTATATAGTGGGGATCGACCTTCTTTTGAAGAGATGAACTCTGCTAAGTCAATGAAGGAGACAAAGAAGACAAATACGTCTGTCTCTGAGCCTTCTAAGACAGCTAAAAAAGACATTGTGATAAGTGATCCTGGGGCTGTTGCAACAGAGAAACAAGCTATTTGGTTGAAAAGGTTTGCACAGGCTAACATCATTAATTATGATGACGTGTTTGACGAAGATGGAAACGTGATTATAACAAAGGGATTAGCGAGTGACATGATGGATGACGCATTTCCTAAATATAACGAGTGGCAAGAAAAGAAAAAGAAAGAAAATTCAGGTCTAGCATAAGCATTATTAGTGGTGTTATATGATACGATCTAGGGAAGAAAAAGTTAAAGACTTAATTGATAAACAGACAGAAGAATTGCAAGCTATTAACCAAAAGGTTTTAGCTTGTGATTGTCAGGCAGATTGCAGTATGCATCTTTTTGCTATGCGTCAAGTTGAATTGACTCGTCAATTAATGGACAAGCTAGACGAATATTTAATGCAATCTATTGATGCAAAAATATATGTTACTGACTTAGGCATCTTGATGGATGGGATTGAAAAGTTTGCCGAACATAAAGTAAAAGAAAAAATGTATCACTCGGACGTACAACGAGACAAGTCAAACCCAAGACAAGCACCTACTACGTTGTACAAAAAAATAGGAGATAGAAATGGAGCAAATCATAGAAAGGAAAGGGACTAAATATATTGTTACATATCCAGAAGACAGTGCATATGAACATATTAATATTCAATATAGAGCCATAGACAAACATGGATATGCGTTAGCTACTATATGGTATGGAACACATAAGGTATACAGAGAAAGTAGAGTTAACATGGTATCTGAGAGGGCTTTAAATGCAGTAGCATTAGCTTGCAATAATAAGGCACCCGGCTTTGAATGGGGAGATATTATTGGAGAGGCAAACGATCTTATAAGAAGTACTCATGATGAAGGCAATGAAGTAGTTAATTTAAAGAACGGCAGTATTTCAGACACACTACAGTATCATGTTGATCCATTTTTAATTCGTAATCAACATAACTTATTGTACGGAGATGGTGGATTAGGTAAGTCATGGTTTGCTTTGTATCTAGCATCATTGGTAAGCACAGGAACTCCACATGGCAAACTATATCCAGAACCTTCTAATGTTCTTTACTTAGACTATGAGGTAGACCAACAGGACATGACAAACAGGTTTCATGCATTGTGTGAAGGTCTTGGAGTACAGGCCCCAGACTTACATTACAGAAAACAATTTGTATCTATAGCAAAAGATGAAGACAGACTTAGAGATATAGTTGCAGAATTAAATATTGGCTTTGTAATCATTGACTCTGCGGCAGCCGCCTGTGGTGGCGAACCAGAAAATGCTAGTGTTGCATCACAATATTGGAACTCATTGTCTTCTTTAGGATGTACAACACTTACAATAGCACACGTATCTAAAGCAGAAGCTAGTGAAAAGGGTACTTCTACGCCATATGGCTCTGTGTTTTGGCGTAACTATGCACGAAACGCATGGGAAATAAAAAAGAACAACACACCTAACAAACTAGAAACACATTTTGGTTTAACACAAACTAAGATAAACTCTGGGGCAGGTGATCGTCCAAGAAACTTTAAGTTTATTTTTGATAACGCAAAACTTGCTACTGTCGTTAACGTGGTAGAAACAGACGTAACTGAAAATGACAACTTGATGGAGACAGGATCGGCAACTCAACAGGCTATTGCTGTAATAGAAAAATCAAGATCATCTTTTTGGGCTAACAGTGACACTAAAGAGTTTGGTGGCGTAACTGCACAGGATTGTGCTGATGTGTATGGTAAGACAGCTAACTCGTACAGTTTAGCTTTTAGTAGAAACTCTAATATATTTGTACAAGTTAAAAAAGGTTATTACGATTTAAAGGCTGTGCGAGAAGAAGATGAAAGATTGTTTATGCAAGAACCACAACAAGCAATCCAATTTACTGACAGAGTTTAGACGATGGCAAAACATTACGTAGAAGTACAAGAACTTTATGTTAAAAGATACGTAATTAAATTACCCATTGAGTTTGCCACTGATGAAGAAGCAGAAGAATATGTTAAAAAATTTGGGGGACAACCGACATTAGACGTTGAACAAGCAAGTACAAAATACAGACTGATACATTCATTTTGTAAAACAATTGACCCTGATAAACACACATCTAGCGAAATAATTGTTTCTGTTAAAAAACCATGAAACTTGTATTAGATCATCTACCAAACCCTGATGCTAACCCTAACAAAAGATCAGGGTATGCTAGAAACAAAAGAGGTGGAATATACAACCCTAAATTATCAGAAGCTAAGAAAGTTGACCGAGAAGAAATTAAAATACTTGTATCCCAAACAGGTTGGGACAGACCCCCAATGCAAAAAGCACACATTACAATTACTTGGAGGTCTGCTGATAAAAGAAATCGAGACATTGATAACTTGTTATCTGCAATGAAAGGAACTATTGATGGCTTGGTTGTTGAAAGCGTTATATTTGATGATTCAGCTAAACACTTGTCATACACCTTATACTATGAATGGGGAGATGACGTAGAAAAAGATGAAACTATATTAGAAATTCAGGAAATCAAATGAAAGAATGTAAACATCATTGGATAGTAGAACCACCAAGTGGTCATGTTTCAAAAGGCGTTTGCAAAAACTGTAAAGCAACTAAAGATTTTTATAACTCTAATCCAAAAGATACGAAAATCCCAAGATATAACAAGAAAACTGACACTACAGTGTTGACACCTGATGTATATGTGTCAACTATAGCATCAAGACGATACTTTGCTAGGAGCAACCGATAAAAATCGCTGTACGTGGCTCACAGAGCCCTTCTAGCTACGAGAACAATTGCACTTTTGTGCCTGAGTCTCTTCTATCTTAGAAAGTCTTTCTTCTATTTTTTTAATTTTTTCTAA